TCATGGGATTACGCACCGCCCGAACAGTTCGTCGTCGATAAGTCCACAGCGAAGAAGCCGTGGACAGGCGGACGACCTAAGCGTTAGCCCTCCTTCATAGCGCGCCGACGACCTTTAGCGGCAAGGGACAAAAAGCCTTTCTTGCCATATTTTTTCATTCCGATGTGGGCCGCGAGAGCCGCAGGATCTTTCACGCCCTTGCTCTCAAGACTGCTAACGAGTTTCTCGTACCGTCCGCCACCACCAAGTTTCATCTTGTCCATAATATGTAGAATGAGTTGTTACTGACGAAATTACCAAGCGGCGCATGACCAATACTTAGGCGTCGTCTTATCCTTTGCCTCCGCGCAGTTATGCCGCGCACGGAAGTTCTTACGACGAGCCGGATTCGACTTCTTGATGGTCATGTCAGGATCGCCGAACCGAACGATGACAACCTTGCCAGCAGGATTCTTGACGTAGACAGCACTCTTCTTCCGCTCACCCGGAGTGTAGAACGGATTGTTCAACGTCACCTTCTTGCCCTGATAGGTATTACCTTTCTTGGAGAGGGATGTTTTCATTAGAAACGACGCTCTGCGGCTGACGGAATTTTGGGACGTTCAGCATCCTTTCGCTCTTCTTCGCGCATCATTAAACGCTCACCTTCAAGCGTAAGAAGCTTTGGCCAGCGACGATTAAATGTGTCCATTTGATCTTTGGTAATCTGATCAAGCGGCCTAGACGCCACATCGCGAAACTCTCTGGTCAGAAGAGCTTTCCCAACTGCCGATCTTGCAGATTCAGCCACAACGGTTGATAGGAAAACTCTCCCCGGAAACTTGACGCCAGCAGCAGCAGCGGCGGCAGATGTAAGCGCGGGTAAAATCTTGCTGTTAAGAAGGCTCTCTTTTTCAACAACAACCGAAAGCTGATCTGCGATCTTGTTCAACCTCTGAACTCCTTCTTTTCCAAATGCTTGTTGAATCAAAGGATTGTACTTGTCTGAAATGAGACTCCTCATCGTTTCGATGTTAATCTCTTTTTTTCCGGGTTTAAAAGACTCTTCAACAATCTTTCCAACAATGAAGTTTTGAACGTCTCCAAGAAGGTCTGGCCTATTTGACCTTATTACCTTCATAAATTCATCGGCAACAAAGCCTGTTCCAAGCTTACCCTTGGGTGTTGTCAAGAAATCGACAATATTTTTAGGTGTCGCTGGTCCATAAAGATCGCCCGTTTCAATAGAGTTTTTTACCAACTTTTGAAAATCAGTTGATTCTTTTGCCATTTCTTGAACGTAGACTTTAAGGTCTTTAGCCAAGTTTGCAGCATCGGGATTCGACAAAATCGCCTTTAACTTTTCGTCGTCCAGATTAACAATTTTTCCGCTTTTAACAGCACTCTTCAGTTCAGAAAGTGAATCAACCATTTCATCTGTCCGAACATTCAGTGCCTCCATTTCAGGACCAAGATCAACTTGATCTTTTTTTCGAGAGTCCGGCTTGTTGCTTTTAAGTTTTTCAATTTCAGCTTGAACCTTAGTTATTTGTGTATTGTTTTCTTTAAAAAGAGCGGAAAGCCCCGTTTCACCTTTATCAATTTTATCAAGCAAATCTTTAGACTTTGCAATCAAATCGTTTTTCTGAGAAATCAAATTTGCTTTTTGATCTACAATCCCACGGTGCTTGTTTGCAACGTCTTGGATTTGAGACAACTGCGGAAAAAACTCATCGGCAACCTCTTTTGTCAATTGAGAGCCTTTTCCCATTTTTGCTTCAGTTAGCAAAGATAAAAGCTGCTCTGGTTTTTGACCTATTGTTCGAAGCTTGTTGTAAACAAAGTCACTCAGCACAGGTTTGAACGTGCGCTCCCATTCGGAACCCGCCACCTTTTTCATTACCTCCAACGCCTCGCCTCCACGCTCCCCGAGAATATTCAGAACAACCTCAGGGCTTCCCCCTCCTTCGCCAACATCTCTCATAAGCTTAGATATAATAGCACCCTTGAACCTAGTTATACCTTCGCGATATGAAGCACTTTGAGCTTTAAATGCATCTTTAAAAACAGGGTCTGTATTAAGACCTTCCTCCATTACTTTTTCAATACGTTCAAGCTCTTGAAAATCTTCGTAATCAGCTTGTTGAACCTTTTTGTCAAAATCTATTTTCTTAAATATTTTTGTTCTTTGTTCTTTTAAGTCGTTAAGCGTAAAGGTTTCAATAATTTGATCACCTTTATCGTCCTTAACTGGTTTTCCATCTTTATCAACTTTTGGAACATCAACAGATATTGATTTAAGTTTAGGCTCTAAAAGATCATATCCTTTTTCTTGATCAGCTTTAAATTTTGTAAGAAGATAATTTGAATAACTTCCAGTAGTCTTTCCAACTCCAAACTGTGTAACAGGCTCTCCATATCCAAACTGAGGATCAAACCCGTTTTCAATGTCGTCAATTTGTTTTTGCTTGTATGCAATATCATTGTCAAGCCTTGCAATTGAAACTGGGTCGTTTACGGAAATAGATTTTCTTTGTTCGTTTAATGCCCGTATTTCATCAAACAAATATTGAGAATTAAGCTGTAATTCTCCTTCGGATCTAAGGGCAGCACCAAGAAGATCTGCGTTTTTTCCAACAAAAGCTTCGCTCGCTTTCTTCTTTGCTTCTCCAATCAATTGTTCAGCATTCAGAACAATTCCAGAAACAAGATTTTGATCTATGTTTTTTGTTTCTGTTACGCTTTCGAGAGCCTTAACAACCTGCTGAGTAAGTTCATCTCCGCTTAGTCCTTTTGCATTTCCAGTCCTGATAGAATTTTGAAGGAAATCGGTGATGTTTCCCTGCCAAGCGCGAATGTCCTCGGGGCGACTGCCAGACCTTTGTGGAGAATAAAGAGTGTTGGCCAATTGCTCCGCCATTGCTGGATCAATTCCTCCTCCGGGTCCAATTTCTCTTCGAACAAAGTCTGATCTTTCCTGCAAAAATTGTTGAGTGTATGGATTTTGAAGCTCTCCAGCAAAGCGTCCTAAAAACCCTTCGGATTTTCCAGATGCCCTCAACGCCGCGCTGACTGCTCTTCCTCCAGATGAAAAAGTAGGAAGCAAAAGCCCTCCCAACGCTGCCTGTTTAAACACTTCTTGTGTTTTTCCAGACTCATCGCCAAGCGTTGAAGCAAAACCTTGCAAGGCTCCAGTTCCTGATCCAGCGATGATTTCTTTAAGAGCTTGTTTCGTTCTTGAAGATTGCTGGCCTACTCCAGTTTCTGTGGTTCTCAACCACTCCAAAAACCCAGCACCTTCTCTAGCTTTTTTAGAACGCGAAAGAAGCGGTATTGCCTGAGATGAGGCTTCTTGAATATCAAACTCATCTGGTGAAATTGCTTGCTGTAGTAATGCAGCACCAAAACCACCAATCATTTCACCGGCAACGGACTGTCCTCCCGGTAAAAACGACGATCCAATTCCAGCAGCAAGACCGGCAACATTTCCAGCAGTCCTTCTACCTTGTCGAATCCGATAGTCTCTAAAAAGTTTCTGCTCTGCATCGGAAAGTTCGATTGCTGGTTCTGGATTGAATCCAGTGGCTTCAAGTTTTTGAAACTTTTCCGCGCTAGGACGGCCAAGATAAAGATCCGCCTGCTGAACTAAAAGACTCTTTGGCTTGAAAGTGTCACGCCCAACAAGCGGAGCTTCAGCCGCAGCTTGATTGACAGCCTCCATAGAACCCATTGGAGCCTTAATTGGGGTAAACCCCTCGTAGATATTTTCTTGCGCGACGACAGCCTTAGGTTCGCTTGGAGTAAACCCCTCGTATATATCCTCCTGTGCGGCGATTTGCGGCTGTTGCTGATTTTGAGCGGGTCCAATAAAATCAACAGCATTAGTCGATGGTTGAACAGCACCCATCTGACCCTGTTGGCCATCAGCCTGCAAAACGTCTTCTTCCATAAATTAGTTTAGTTTTCCTTCAACTCCGTTAATAATAACCAAGTCACCAGATTTCTTTCCTTTTGCCCGAGCTTCAGCCGTTGACTTAAAGGAGATGTCGGACACCGAATTCGTGCCAGACATTGCCGGAGCGTTTGTGAGAGACATGCTTGGCGAGTTTGTTTGCGACATTGCAGGAGACATTGCCGGAGCGTTTGTTGTTGTAGTAATTACAGGAGCGTTTGTTCGAGATGTCGCTTGAGGTGTTCCGCCCGTAATCATTGCACCTCGCGAAGGTGTTTGAGGCACTCTCGGAGAACCGCCTTCATATTTTTTATAAATAGAATTAATTCTATCAACAGATTTTAAAACTTTTGAATCTAAACCATTTTTAGTTAGTTCAAGTTTTTCTCGAAATCCACTTAAATCTCTACCTAGAAAATCACCAATACTTCCTTTATCCCAAGCACGAGAAAAACTAATAATATCAAGCTCACCTAAAATTCGATCAGCTTCTTGATTTCCAACCGCATCTCTACCTTTAGGATCGTTTAGGTCTTTTGCTAAAAGCTGTGCTGACCTTATTTTTACAGAATCTTGAACATTAGGATCATCAAGGATTTCTATTGTCCTTTCAATTGCATCTGCTGCTGATTGTTGATTTGCAACAAACGAAGCAGTTTTTCTTACAACACCATCGTCAAATGTGTTTAGCTTAAAATCTTTTTCAGCCACAGGCTTGAGAAGATTTTCAATGTAAGCGTCAGTTCTTTTTACACGCTGACCCAAATCAAGCTCCTGAAGCGCAAGCTTCTTAATTTGAATTCCTTTGGTAAAGTCAAACTTTTCGCGATTAAGAGAAGAAGACTCCCCTGCAAGAGCTTTTTTGTAATCTAACGTGGCTTCTGCAATTGCATTCTTATTGCTACCTTCTTTTATCAACCTATCAAGATTGTTTTTTGCAACATCTACTTTTTGTTGATCAATTCCAAGTTTTGTAGCTGTGGATGATTTTTTGAATCCCAGCTCATCTTGGTCAAGTTGAACTCTTGCTTCTTTAAAAGACTTATCAACCGCCAGCCTTGCTCTAGCAATATCAGCATCACTTGCATTGTTGGCAATTAACGCTTTCAGTTTATCTTTATCAATATCAAGCTTTGTAAGAAGTGATGTTGATCGAGCATTTACATTAGCCTGTTGAGCCTGTTTAAATTCGTAAGAACGCTGATTCAATAAATCAACGTCAATGTCAAGTTTTCCATTAGCATCCCTCTTGATTGCCCCAAATTCAATTGCATCATTAAGTGTTGATGCAGCTATTGCGTCAGCTTGCGCTTCGGCGCGACTAGTTGCCTTTAGCAACTTTGCCCTAGCAGAATACTTCTCAAGGTTGTTCAGCATCTTGTCAGCCTCAAGCCTGTACGTTTTAGACTTGAATGCCGGAATGACAGGAAACTTTGCAGTCGATTCTGGATTGTCGAGAAAGTCGCCAACCTGCTTACCAAGAGTCGAAAACGTGTTGTACTCGTCAACCTGCGCTTTTCGTTCGCCAATTGATTCAGCAAGCGTGTCTTCGCGAATCTTATTTTGAAGCTCCATGCCCTGCCGTTGCAGCAATGACTCCGCAGTCTGCACCTGCAACTGCTCCATCATTCGCTTCTGCGTCTGTGCGCGGTCGTACAGCGATGCGCCTAGTTGAAATGCTTCGAGAGTTTGGTCGGCCATAAATTATGCCCAGTTAGAAGGATCGTTTGGTCCGCCAATGTTTGTCGATGGGGTAGAATAAATCTCAGGATCGAATGATGATGGGCGATATTGAGACATTCCCTGCTGCATCTTCGCCCCACCGTACATTCCGCCAGCGGCAGAAATAGCGCTTCCAAACGCCGCCATCGTAGGATCGGGCATTGCGGCCACTTGAGCGGCGGTCATATCGCGATTGTACTGAGCAGATTGCTGCTGCTGCATCGCTCCAATTCGTTGCCCCGGCGTAATGAACATGCTGCTCACCGAGAACGGTTGCGCCATTCCGAACATCCGCTGCTGCTGGATGAAGTTCTGCGCTTGGTTAAGACCCTGATTCTGGATCTGCATCGATGTCAGACCAAAGTCGCGAGCGGACAGGTTCCTGCCCATGCCCGTTCCACCGCCAAATCCTCCACCAAGCGCACGTCCAGCCGCAGAGCGTTGAAGCTGAGATTGAACGTCCATCGAAACTTCGCCACGCAAGTTCGATCCAATGTTCTTTCCAGCCTGAGCGATGAGCTGGTCGTAGCCGGGAATGGCACGACGAAGTTGAGTCTCTAGCTGAGATTGTTCAGCGGCGGTCGTCTTGGTAGCCAAGTCCGTCGCCGATTCCAACGATCCAAGATTTTGTTGAATCGCCTGCTTTTGCTCTGCCGCAAAATCAATTGGCTTGAACGCCGGAACCTTTGGTTTGCTGCCCTTGCTGAGCAGTCCGCCAACAAGACTTGATCCACCAACGATTGCTGCCGCACCTAGAATTGCTCCCATAAATTAAAAAACCTCCTTCGCAAGACGATTGCCATTCTCTATCGAGAACACCTTTTCAGGTTCGTGACGTTGGATATTCATGGTAACCAGTCGAACGGCCTTTTCTTCAGGAAAAGCTCGCTCGTTATGGAAGCAATGAACCCATATCCGACGCAAAGTATCCACCTTAAAAAGTTCTCCCTCTCCGATTGTCATCACGCTGTGTGAAGACGCCCAATTATCAGCGTACTCGCGAAGCATCTGGACTGAAGGAAGATGAATCTCGTAGCCGAATCGCTCCGTGCATTCTTTGGCCGACGACTCCGCATCCTTCTTGACGTACACCTTGACCGAATCATGCACGATAGCCTTCGGAAGATATCCGTAAGTCGAGCAGTCAGCGACGTACTTGTAACGGTTCCGATAGTCCTCGATGGACTTCTGCCAGTTTGAGTCAGTCGCACCCTGCTCATGTAGGCCAATGCAATCAGTCTCCAACGAGAAAAGGACCGACATGAATGCCGATCCGAATCGTGGCAACCCGCAAATTTGGAATAGTTTACCGTTCATTTTTTATGCACAAAGATGTCCAAGCTGCTGTTCTGGCTAACACAAAGATGGCCGACTCTGAACCGGTAATCATCCCTAGTTCATTGCAGATTACTGCACTGTAAAGAGCCGCATTCGGATGAAGATCTTTTCCAATTTCCTTCATCCAACCGTGAAGCTGATTGATGCGTCCGCTCGCTTTCGGAAAGTCCACATCAATAATCTCGCGCACCCGACTCCACGCTGGATCGATACTGTCCTTGAAGAACGAATTGCCGAAGCCGGGAATCTTCATGCCAGACTCAATGGCCGACTTCAATGCTCGCTCGTCAAACCGCTCGTAAACGAATCGGGCAGGGCTAATTGGTCCGTGAGCATCGCCAAGCGTGAGGATAGCCGAGGCGATTGCATTGGTTAGCTGCGCGCTTCCAAAGAAAGCGTTCATCGCAGCGCCTGAACTGGCGTTCTGATTGTTCCGAGCCGCTATGTCGTGCGCGTCAAAAACAGCCTGAAGCAACTCCAGTTTCTTTGGAGTCACTTCCGCCAGCGCGAAGTCGATGTTGAGCTTTAGAACCATTGCGAGAATCCACCGCCGTTTAAGCCGACGCCGACCATGCGGATCGTTGCAACCGCGTCACCTAGGTACTGCATCGTCTGCTCTTGCACAGCCTGAACAGCCTTTGCTTCGTAGGCCACTGCTTCCTGAATCAAATCGTTCTCTTCCTTACGAATCGCCATGACCATCAACTTGATGGCGTCGGGCGAAGGAGGGATGAGGTAGTCGTTGACGCTCGTAGCGTTGATATGGCGCATCTTCGCCATGACCGTGACAGGCTTGTCCTCGTCGTTGCTGCAACGATCCGTCAGGTAGCTGCGACGGTACTGCGGCAAGGTTTCATCTGGGTCGTAAACTGCCAGATCAAGTTCCAGCAGCGTCGTAGCGTTGTACTCGTACAGACGGCTGACCGTGTTTGTCGCCTGACGAATGACGCCGGTTAGCTCGATAAACTTCTTGGTCGATTGAACGTACGGCAAAGCAAGCGTCAGCTTCTCGCCGTCAATCCAGACGCCGCCAGACAATGTGCGAATCCAGTTTCCGTTCTGATCGACGCCTTGCAGGGTGATGGTCTTACCAACGTCAGAAATATCACCGGGATAGACTCGTAGGTAGCTGTTAAGGCCACCGGATACGTCGCGGTAAGACACGACGGTGCCACGATCAACAAGCTGCTTGCCGACGCACCCGCCATTGTTCTCCCCAAGCAATCCGTATCCAGACTCTTGAAACTCGAACCATTGATTGCGAACCGTGCCGACTCCGCAGCAATCGGCTACGGACTCGATGGTTTCGATCTGACGCGGCCAAGTGATGCACCCGCCAACCGTGTGGATCGTGAAGCGTCCGTACGCTCCAGCCCACAGACCCTTGTGTAGAAGCCTTCGACACGCCTGATTGATGTAATCATAAACGCGAGGGTCATCGACACATGTGCCGATAACCCGAGCGATAGTCGAGCGGATATCCTGAACGATGAGCTTCATTTGGTGTAGTAGACTCGGCCAGTTCGCTTGATGAAGTAAACACCGTAGAAAGGAGGCAGGTTGTTGTGGCCCAGAGTGGCTTGACTGTCGTTGTTTGTCTTGTCTGCGGTGGTAGTTCCAATCTCACCAGATGAAATCGACGGACCCGGACCGCCGCCTCCGGTTCCGGCTGCACCTTGAATCTGCAAAGTCGCATAAGATCCAAGACCGCTCCACGCTTTGTTGACGAAATTAAAGTCGTCGTTATTGGGTATAGCCAACTGCCCTATACCATGCGTGTGGTCGTTGAAAGCCGTTTCTGCGGTAGTTAGAAGATGCTTGTCTTCACCTGCAATCAAACTAGTAGTCGAGGACGTGTTGACGTAAACCGTTCCGCTGGCAGCAAAAGTGCCTACTCCAGTCGGGAATTTTGCTTCAAATGCGGTATCAATTTCCCACATCGATCCGGTTGTAATGTTGCTGATCCACGCCGATCCATCGCCACCATCGTAGTAAAGAACGTCGTTGGAACTTCCGACAAAGATTCGACGGTCAAAACCGTTTGCGACAGCGGGGTTTTCTCTCGCCCAATAACCGTTTACCCGGACCCACCAGTTTCCCTTGTCGTCTAGCCACGGATAAACTTGATTCGCCAGCGACGGAGGATTTGCGCCAAAATTGAAGAACGAGTTTCCAATCGTGCTGTTGAAAACGGCTTGAGTGCCACCGATGATATCGTTGGCCAACTTCTGGTAATTTGCAGGGCAGTAGTTTACCGGAAGACTCGGCGGAACAAGCGTGATGAGGTTTAGGTTTGGCATACTATGCGAGATTGTTTTAGGATTCCGATGTGTAGAAGAACGGGTTTACATCGCAAGCTTCAAGGGTCTTGCATCCTTCGAACACAAGGCACTCGCCCACCGAAGGTTCTTGAACGTCGTAAGCATGAACTCGGATGCTCTTGATTCGGCAATATCCGGTAATCGTGAGGCTCATCTGAACCTCGTACATGTTTCTTGTCGGCGTACTGATCGAAGAATTGCACGGGACATCCGAAGGAGTCGGCAAGCGCATCTTCGGCCTGTACTGAGACTGGAAGTTAGTTATCGGGCAAAGATCCAAGCACTGATTGGTCGTAGCGCATTCGGACCAATCTGCCCACTCAAGCCATCCGGGGTACTGGTCTGGTCGATACTCGACGTTGAACGAAACGTCTCCGTCCAGCGAGTCGATGAAGATGTCTCCTGAATCAAGCCGCTTCAATCCAAATGGCAGTTCGAAGTTGTAGGCGCGAGTTTGAACCAGCCATTGGATTTCTTTTTTCCCATCAGCTAAATTGTAGTCGAACTTTTCAGACTTCGTGATTTCCCAGATCTGAAGAGAATTGTCCGAACCGCGCACGATGCTGAAGCACTGATCGCCGTAGACGCTTTCAGTCTTCAAGATCTGCATCACATTCAATCCGGTCCAGATTCCAGCCCAAGCAGGAGGAAACTTTTTCCGCATCGACGTAATCAGGTCAAAATCCAAAACAGCCAGAGCCTTATGCGTAACGCCCAACGCATCGTACCTTGGCTGAGACGTCATCAGCACTCGATTGTCAAACACGACCGCAGAACTGGACCACAATAGGTTGACCTGATCGTTTTCGACGATGTTTAGAATCTCGTTGCTGATGGGTGTATTTCCCCAGTCATTGAACGAGCGGCGAGCGATGATGAACGAGCGGATGCCATCGACCGCACGATAGAATACATCACCGTTGATCGTGATGGTTGAACGCGCTCCTAAAGCTCCACTGGTCAGCAAACTAATGGCCTGAATGGGATAATTCAGGTTTTTCCAAACATCACGATCAACCGGAGCGTTTATGCTGAAAATGTATCTTGGAGTGAAGACAAGAAGCGGACCTTGCCCAAGCGACGTATCTGGATTGCCGGGGACGGCCATTGCCGTGATTCCTCCTGAATCCGACGGAACCGCAAAGTCTCCACCTTCGTTAAGGAAAGTATTCTCGGTTTCTTTGAGAACGCTGGCTCGCGTTCCGTCTCCATAAACAATGTCGCCAGCTCGGAATGAAAATCCATCAGGCAACGAGTACCAGATACGTCCGTTGACGTAGGCCATTACTCTGCCGCATTTGATTTCGTCATCAGCCGCTCGGCGTAGACTTGATCCGTTAAAGATCAGCGGTGTGCTAAACCCATCTTGAATGACCACAAAGTTCTCGGCTTGAACCATCCATCCATCCAAAATGTTGTCAGGATTCTTTAGGTCATTACTTGTGCTGAGACTTTGAGCCTGATTCTGCTGCGTGTCGTAGAGCCAGACTTGACCTCCGACGAGCATCAGTATGAACGTGCGCCCGTTATCCGAAATGTAAGGAAGCGCACATTGGAAAACACCGTTAATTGCTGTCGGTCCGTAGCACTCCTCCGACCAGCCATCAGCCGTGACATTGATTTGATCAGCCGTAATCTGATCATTGTCAGCCGTGATGGTGACGCAGATTCCGAAATCTTTCTGAACGAAGCCGGGTCGAGGAGAGATGAATCCCTGCCGAAAGCTAGAGTTTACCGCAAAAGCCACCTGATTCTTGTCCACCTCAGACGGCATTACCCCAGAATCGATTCCACCCTCAAAGGTGACAGACCCATCCGTGTACCGCCGTGGTGCGCGTTCGCTCATGGCTTAAGCCTGAATCCGTTGGATGGAGAAGGATGAACCGTCGTTAAACAAAGAATCATTTCCTGCTGATGTTATGAAAAGTTCGTAGAAATCAGAAACCGACGCTTGATCCAAAACTTCTACAACAACAGGAGGCGCAAGTACCGATGTTATGGTGTATCCAACGCTGTAAATAGGATTTCCGTTCTTTCTGATTTGTAAAGTTATGGCGTAATTACCTCCGACAAATCCATTGTCAATTACAGAACTTAATCTGTAATATCCAGAATTTGAAGCAACAAACCTTCCGGTTGCTGGTGTAAACCCTGATGCAGTATCAATTCCAGAATAAGTTGCTGACGAATAGGTAGTAGAATTGAATGGATTACTTGCAACTGCGCTCATTAACGGCGCATTTGAAGTAACCCTCCGCGTAAACGTGACGTAAGTGAATCCGGCAATAGAAGGAGCCGAAATAGTGATGTTTCCAGCAGTGTTGGTTACTACAATCGGGCTGCTTCCAATGATTTCTTTTTGAAGATAAGTCGTTCCATCTCCAACTGGAATCTTGTTCAGCGGAGAGGTGATTAAATTTGTCCCACCTTTTGCAATCGGAAGCGTTCCAAAAATGTCTGCAACCGGGACAACAGCGGAAGTCGTTACAGCGCCAACTCCGGTCGAGCCGAGAGTCTTCATGTAACCAGCAGCCAGAAGCTCAAGCGCGGTTTCGTTTGTCAGCGTCGCATCTTGAGTGCGGCAAATGTACGACGCGGTCTTAGGGGCGTCCCCTGCCGCTCCGGTTGCCCCCGTAGCGCCAAGCGCACCCGCCAAAGTCACAAGAGCGTTGGTCGGTATGATCGTCGTAGGAATTGCGTTCGGAATACCAAGTACGCCAGCAAGTGGGTTTTGAAGCGTTACATTGAGTCCAGTGACATCCGTTACCTGCAAGTAACCACACCCCTGAACCGACACAAAAAACTGTCCAGCAACCGACTCTGGAAGAAACGAAGTTGCAGCAAGCGGAACTACGACCGATACACCAAACGCTGGAACTGTAAACTGCGCGGTTGTGTAGCTAAACGAGTCAGCGCCGTTCGTGCCGTTCGTTCCGTTAGTACCCGCAGCACCTTGGGGTCCGGGGACGTTCACGACAACCGGATCGGTATCGCAAGGCTGACAACAGCCAGATGAAGAAACAAGTTGCGACGGCATATTTTTCCTTTGCCAGACGGTCAAGTCCAGCGAGAACTAATGCAAGGCCAAACTATGCCAGAGCAAGTGTCAGAGCATCCATTGATCGACCACAAGTACGGGATTCGTTCCCCAGTCAAGATTCCAGACCTAGAACTGGAACTTTATGCATTCCGAAATCGCCTCCAACCGAATGAAGGTGGACTGGGTACTTTCGAGCATTTTCGCAACGCCACCAGAATGCTGTGGCCAAAGATGAGCTGGAATCCGTGGCTAGAAGCTCAAGTAGAAGGTCTTTGTGAGCATGACTACGTCGGATGGGCCGGTTGTGGTGCGAGCGGAAAGACCTTCGGCGCGACGCTCTTTGCGACTGTTTGGTGGTTGGCCAACCCATCCAAGACAACCGTTGTTCTCACGTCTACGACGGCAAAGATGATCCGAAAGCGTATGTGGGCAAATCTTCAGGATCTTGTTCGGAAATCACGCGGATTCCCCGGAAACATGGTCGATTCGAAGATGAGTCTTCAAGCCATCAAAGGCGACGACCGACATTCCATTTCCGCTATTGCCGTCGCAGAAGGTAACACCTCGAAGGCTGTGGCCAACATTCAGGGCATCCACGCCGAGCGTGTGATGGTTATTATTGACGAAGCTACCGATACGCCCGAAGCAGCGTTCGAAGCGTGTACGAACCTTTCTAAGGGTTGCCGCGAGTTCAAGATGCTGGTTATCGGTAACCCTGCCTCAAAGTTTGATCCGCACGGACGTTTCTGCACTCCCGCAAAAGGATGGCGCAGCGTAACAATTGAAGACCAGCATTGGCTCACAGAACGCGGGATGTGCCGACGTTTTGACGGCGTAAAGTCTCCGAACATCAGCGAGGGTCGGACAAAGTATCCGTACCTCATCACTCACGATCAGGTCTTGTCGGCGATGCGCCATGAGGGCGAGCAGAGTCCTACGTTCTGGAAGTACACACGCGGATTCTGGAGTCCTGATGGCATGGTCAAGACAGTCTTGTCCGAATCGCTCATCGAGACGCACACACCTACAAAGAATTTAGTATTTACCACCAATGTCCAAATTGTTGCCGGTCTTGATCCGGGCTTTGGCGGCGACAGATGTATTCTTCGCTTTGCCAAGGTCGGCACCGCAAACGACAAGGTCAGCATACTTTTTCAGGACATCATTCAAATAGCTCCCAATGCGCAGCTAACGGAGCCGGTGCATTACCAGATAGCCAATCGGGTTAAAGAGGAATGCAACAAGCGCGGCGTTTCGCCGGACAGGTTTGGATTGGATTCAAGCGGTGAAGGCGGCGGTTTGGCCGACATTTTGACCCGCGAATGGGGTGTGGTTCATCGCGTCGAGTTCGGTGGCTCTCCGTCAACGATTCCTGTCAGCGACGAGGACAGTAGGCCATGCAATGAGGCTTACGATAGAAAGGTGACTGAGCTGTGGTTCTCGATGCGCAAATGGGCCGTTGAAGAACGTCTAGGGGGAATGGACATCGAGACGTTGCAGGAGTTCTGTGCGCGCATGTTTGACGATTCCAAACGAAAGATATCGGTCGAATCGAAGACCGTGATGAAGCAACGGACAGGAAAATCACCTGATTTGGCCGACGCTGCTGTAGTCTTGCTTGATCTAGTCCGCAAAACTGCTGTTTTAGAGCCGCGCTTTACGAAGATGGATAAGGTCTGGGAAAAACTCGTTAAAGACGCTGACTCAATTTACTACGACGAAACTATCGAAGCATGAGCAAACTTACTGGATACAAAGTCTTGAACGAACACATGGTCATCCCCGGTGGATGGCATTACCGCATTCCCGAGACTGGAATTGAAGTCCCCGGAGGATCATGGTCGCAGCTCCATGAGTTTGTTCGCAATCACTACACAACGAACGCGATTAAAATCCCTGACAATCTTGACACATTAATCACCGAATATGCGTGTCTTAACGGTGCTGATTGCGCCTACGACGAAGTCAAGATTCCAAAGCCAGCAGGTTTGAAATCCCTTCAAATAGGAGACGTCATCCGGTTCAGCATGAGTCTTCTCCACGGTCTTACGGTTGGCGGAGGCAAGGTTGGTCAGGACGAGGCAAACCGGCGCGCAAACATCTGCTCAACTTGTCCATTCAACCGAAAACCACTCGGATGCACCGGCTGTAACGCCCGTGTACTGAAGGATGCCGTCAAAACTTTCTCTCAACACGGCAGCACTCCAGTAGACGAAAGTCTGCAAAGCTGCGAGTTTTGCGGTTGCTTTATCAGAAGCATGGTTTGGTTTCCCATTGAAACCCTTCATAAATTCTCGGACGCTACAGAGAACGAAAACCTTCCGGCTCACTGCTGGAAAAAACGACCATGTACGGAAACCTAGCCCAACTGCCGCTCGAAACTATCAACGAAGATGGCAAAGCGCCTGAAACGCGCATAGCCGACGCGGCATCCGCTCGCGAAATCTTCCAGAAGCTCATTATGGCCGACGAGCTTCGCAATAGTACGCGAGCCAAGTTGCGCGGTTTGGTCGATGGAAATCCTCCGTATAATCCAGCAGAACTGCGCCGTAATAACCAAGCGTTCCGAACCAACGTCAACTTCCGTGAATCGGAAGCGTTCCTCACGTTGGCCATGTCTTCCTTCTACGACGTGTTCGCCGAGGTTCCGACGTATGCAAATGTTCGCACCGCTTACGGCAACGACATGGATAAGCGGGAGGAATGGTCGAAGATCATCACCGAAGAGTTTGATCGTCTTCAGAAGCTTGATAAGGACTTCGACTACATCATGCAGCTCTCGCAGCGTGAAATGGTCCTCATTGGCGACGGTCCGCTCATCTTCGAGGACAACACCAACTGGCGCTGCAAGGCCATCATGGCGACGGATCTGCTCGTCCCCGATGGCACCAAGTCTAACGTCAGCGACTGGAAAGTGGCTTGCGTACGCACTCGCATGGGCGTGGATGATCTGTTCGAGAAGATCCAAGACGAAGAGGCAGCAAAAGCTTCCGGTTGGGATGTCGATTATGTTCGCGAGCGTATTCGTGCGGCAATGCCCGAACCGTATCGCTCAGGTACTCAGTACGATTGGGAGTTCTTCCAGAAGCAGCTTCGCTCGAACGATATCACCTTCAGCGCACGTTCCGAGGTGGTCTTGATGTGCCACGTTTTCTACAAGGAATTCGATGGTCAGATCAGCCATGCCATCATCGATGAACGCGACAGCGAAAGCTTCATGTACCGCAAGCTTCGCCGGTTTAGCCGGTGGGAGCAGGTCATTCATCCGATGTACTACGACCGTGGCGACGGTGAGCATCACGGTGTAAAGGGTCTTGGCATCAAGATGCTTCAGGCGATGGAGCTAAAGAATCGTCTCCGCTGCTCGATGGTGGACAGCGCATTTGCGCGGACTCAAATTCTGTTTCGACCTCTGAATGCCAACGCTCTGAGTAAGACCAGCGTCGTTCAACAAGGGCCGTATGCGATACTTCCTCCAGACTACGAAGTCATCCAGCAGAACATTGCCGGTGTTCTGGACGCTCCTATGGCGGTCAACGCGGATCTTGAGAATGTTCTTCAAGGCAATCTCTCTCAGTATCGCCAATCGCTCAACAAGACTGGCAACCCGAGAACTGCCACCGAAATGCAGATCATTTCGTCGCAGCAATCGGCCATCGGTAAGACTCAGTTGAGTCGGTATTACAACCAGTTGGATTCTTTCTTTGAGGAGCGGTACAATCGTGCCTCAGATCCGAATCTCAATCCGATTACCAAGTCGGACAAGGATGCCATCGAATTCCAGCGTCGATGCAAAGAGCGTGGCGTTCCAGTGCAGGCGATGATGGACATCGACTACGTTGAGGCGACTCGCACGGTCGGCCAAGGTTCTCAGTTCGCGAAGCAACAGCTTCTTGGAACGCTTCTCCAGTTGTCCGGTTCTCTGCCAGAGGGCGGCAAAATTAACCTGCTCAAGGACTATATTGCCGCACAGGTTGGCCAACAGATGGTGGATCGTTACCTGCCCTCGCAGCTTCAATCTTCACGCACTCAAGATCAGGCCGCTCTGGCCGTTCTGGAGCATGCGTCGCTGCATCAGGGCAACATGCCAATCGTCACCGATACGCAGAATCAGATCATCCATATCGAGACTCACCTTGGCGCAGCGAACGAGGCAGCGTCTTCGCTTCAAGGTGGCGGCAATCCCGAAGAAATCATGCTCTTCATGCAGGGTATTGGTCAGCATGTTCAGCAGCACATCCAGCGGCTGGCAACCGATCCGTCGCGCAAGCAGCAGGTCGATGCGTACGTCCAGCAGCTCGGTATGCTTGGCGAGACTATCAAGCAGCTTGGTCAGATGCTCCAAGAGCAGCAGCAGGCAATGGCGCAGCAGCAGCAAGCTCAGGCGATTCAGCAAGGCTCCGATCCTCGTACCGCCGTGATGAACGCAGAGGTTCAAGCGAAAATCGCTCGCCAGAATGCCGAGACTATGGCCAACATCCAGCGTCAGAACACGAAGGCGATGGCAGACCTGTCACGCCGGAATGCAAAGACAACCGCTGATATTCAGCGAGCGAATGCAACTGCGGAATCCAACTTGTCGCGTCAGGGATAAAAATTATGGAAAACGAACAAAACATCATTCAATTCATCGCCGATAACTTTCCCAAAATGGGCGGTTGGTGCGATCCGAAAAAGGGTCTTGAAATTGCCAAGCTTGTTCTCGAATCAAAGCCTCAAAGAATCGCTGAAGTAGGCGTTTTTGAGGGCAAATCTACACTCGCGCTTGCTCAAGCATGCAAACTGAACGGAAGCGGAACCGTTTACGCCATCGACTCTTGGAAGAAAGAGGACTGCATCGACGACGAGACGAATGCCAATCAGGAATGGTGGTCAACGCTCGACATGGACAGGCATTACGAGGCTTTTGTAAGCCACTGTGTCCGTGCGCAGGTCGTTAAGAATATCCAGTTCTGCCGCATGTCGTCATGGGACGCATCGCGTTTTCTGCCAGACATGGACATGATTCACATCGATGCCAATCACGCTGAATGGCCCTCTACGAGCGATGTCGTCAACTGGCTTCCCAAGCTGAAGGTTGGCGGTTACCTCGTCATGGATGATGTAAACTGGGAATCCACGCAGACCGCTCTTAAGTTCGTCTTGAAACGCTGCGAATTTGTTTCGCGATTTGATCTGAGCGAAAGCGTGTTTGCTATTTACAAAAAACTAAAATAATTCCCGTGGAAACGGTTATTATTACGATGCGCGGCTCTCCCCGTATCCCGCGCTTAAAAGAAAACCTTGAATCCGCTGGAATCAATAACTACAGGATTTTCTATGGTCTTGATGGAAAGAAGTCTGGTCTAAAGGCAAGCATTCCGTACGAAGTCGATAACCCCGGTTCTGGATACACGATCTGCCATAAGCATGTCGGATGCACGATGTCCCATTGGATGCTGTGGAATGCTTTGGAGTTTGATCCAAACACTCCTGACATGGTGATGATCCTAGAGGATGACGTCCTATTTAGACCGCACTGGAGCGAGACGGTTGAACGCGCTCTAACCAAGCTGCCGGACAATTGGGATTTACTTTATCCCGGCTCCTGCTGCGTTCATGGAAAGATCGGCCATAAATACGATTCCAACTTGTTCGAAGGAATGCCGCTTTGCACCCACTGCTACGTTGTCCGAAAGAAGGCGCTGAAGACTCTCATTGAGACGAACGAGGAAATTCACGCTCCGATTGATTTGCAGATGTATTTCAACAGCAAGAAGCACCTCAACTGCTTCACAATTTTCCCGCGTGTTGCCGATCAAGAGGGCATGAATTTAGCCGATTAAAATTATGGGTTCACCTTTCAACGGAGACACGTTCATCGAGCAAGAGTTTCTTTATCTCAAAGAACGCTTCGAGCTGACAACCGCTGTCGAGACTGGAACTCACGAAGCGGACACAACTGTTTGGTTGGCCAAGAACTTCCTCAAGGTCGTCTCATGCGAGCTAGACCATGATCGAGTTGAGAAGGCGAAGGAACGGTTCAAGCGGGAGAATGTCTACGTTGAGATGTTCGAAGGCAGCAGCGATGCCTGCATGAACTGGTTCATTCCGCACAACGGAGTCGGACACGACACGATTTTCTTTCTCGACGCACATTGGAACGACTACCTGCCGCTTCTCGAAGAGCTTGAGGCAATCAATCGGTTCGATCTGCATCCAGTCATCGCAATCCACGACTTTAAGGAGCCGACCGGACAGCTCGGATACGACAGTTATAATGAACACGACATCTGCCTGAGCTACATCAAGGAAAAGCTGGACGCGATTTACCGCGCTAAAACTCCGACGCAAAAGTACGGCTATAGTTTCTATTACAACCATCCCAGCCGCGCTATTGGTGCGCGTCGCGGCATCATCTACATCCTTCCAAACCGATGAAACTACAGCTCGAAAAGACTCCGTGCTTCATCGTTTCAAAGCCTGAGAGCGAGAAGGAAAGGAGATGCATCCGTTACATGAAGACATTCGGAATCGACGCGGTTCCAATGTACGGATTCAGGGCTGACAACTGTGGTATTTCGACCGACTACTATCTATCACGCGAGAAGGAGAAAGCGAAGGTCAAAACCATTGTTGCCGGACTTAGCCATTTCTCCGTCTGGTCGGCCATTAAGTGGATGGTTGAGTCGAAGATAACCGATCATCGCACCTTCTTAATCGTCGAGGATGACGTTGAGTTCACTTGCGCTGATTGGAAAGCAAATCTGGCCGACAATCTGGACTACCTTCCAAGCGACTGGCACGTCGTCTACATAGGAAGTTGCTGCGCCGATCCGATTGAAGACCACGGCTACATCGCGTCAAATCTCTACAAGCTCGTTCGAGGCATGTGTACACATGCTTACCTTGTAAATTACGAAGGCGTCTGCAAACTCCTCGAAACGAATCAAAAAGTCTGGGGGCCGATTGATGTCCAGATGCTGATTGATTCGATGCCTAGGATGAACTTCTACGGAATTCTTCCGAGGCTCGCGACGCAGGAGAACACAAAATTGTATCCATGATGAAAGACATAATTCGGAGTCTGTCCCTCAAAGCTCTCAAGCGATTTGCAAATGGAGGCGATGGTCCGGCGGATCTTCTTCAGGAAATTGAAGACCTTCGCAAAACCCTTGAGATTCGAACCAAAGAACACGACGAGCATCTGACCGAGGTCCGCGAGGAACGCGATCATTGGCTCGCTCTCTACGACGAAATCAAATTCGCAGCCGAGTTTCTAATGAGCTACGCAAAAAATGATGTCCCCAAGCTGTGTGAACAAACCGATTGGGAGACTGGCAAGATCGTCCTTCCGCAGGAAACCGGGACGTACTACTTCAACCCTGCCATTATGCAGGAGCCGGATGGCAAGATCCTGCTCTTCGCACGTCGCTGCCGTAACAAGCGCGAGAAGGATGAGGATGTCTACATCGAGAAGAACGACATCGTTGTCTTCGAGCTGAGTCAGGATCTTCGCGCCACAAAGAAGGCTCTCGTCCAGCTAATATCCCATTATCCTCTCGAACAATTTGAAGACCCTCGCGTCCTAAAATTCGGCGACAAGTACGGCGTCAGTTGCGCCACGTTCGTCCCGTTCAAGAGCTACGCGCATCAGGGCATGTTCCTTCTGGACAAGCAGTTCCTAAACGTGGGCCGCTTCGACATGATCTATGGCAACAACTACGCGCAGGCCATGATCAACGATGGACACGAAAAGAACTGGCTCTACTTCGTCCACGATAATACGCCACACATGGTGTATTCGGCCAATCCTCATGTCGTTGTGCGTCTTAATGGGCGTTTAGAGAAGGAGCAGGAGTACGTCACTGAAGAGTTCAATCCGCTCTGGAAGTTTGGCGAGGTGCGCGGAGGCTCCAACCCGATCCTTTGCGACGGCTTGTACTGGACCTTTTTCCATAGCTCGCTGCCGTGGATCAACAAGAAGCGCCGTTACTACATGGGTGCCTACGCTTTCGAAGCAAAGCCTCCTTTCCGCATCGTCCGCATGACGACGTTGCCGATCCTGAGTGGCACAAACCAGCAAGACTGGTGGCCGGGATTGCCTGCGGTCGTGTTCCCGTGCGGCGCATTCTTCGATTCCGCAAAGAATAAGTTCGTCGTCTCGTACGGAATCAACGACATAGACTGTGGTTACATCAAGCTACCGTTGGCCGACTTGCTTGAGGTGACGAAGGTGATTCGTCCCAAGCGCGATGTTGTCAATAAAGAGAAGCCGATGAGGCTAGACGACGTTCTCGATCCAATTCCCGAAAGACACAAACTCAAACGAAACAAGAAATCAAAGTATGATCAACTGGCTAAGAGGCTCGACGAAGAACCGCAAGGAGATGGCGAAAAGCCTGATGGAGTTGCCTGAAGTAGACATTCTCGAATGGACAACGGCAGGCCAATCAGTCGAACTTGCGCTTATTCTGCGAAATCCAATTCTTCGGATGGCTTTACGCATCGTCGCAGAGTCGATGCCGGTGCCTATGCCGTCCCAAGGAAGCAAGGAATCTGACATTGTTTTCGCTGCCGGTGTAACCGCTGGCTACGCGCATTGTCTTGAAAACCTGCGAAAACTTGCAGTAACCGACACAACGAGAGAACCTGAAGCAACATTCGAAAAACAATACTAATTTATGGAAGAACC